TCTATAAACGGCGCAGCGTCAGGAAGTGCCACGATTTTAAGACCGTCTGGTGTAAAGTTTGCCTGTCTAACAGCGCCACCGGGTTGAACCGGGAATGTCTGCGTTTCAGTAAATGACGGATAGTCGTAAATTTTTAAATAAGGCGAAGTGGTAAACGCCATCAAGATTTTTGAACCGTCAGGGCTAAATTGAACGTCACGAGGTTCATCATGCAACGCAGGTGAAAAAGGAGAATTTCTGTTTTCGTTAGGCAAATCAATAACGAAACAAAACGGAGATGCGGTTACGCTAATTAAGGCGATAGTGTTATCGTTTGAAATTGCCACACCTGTTGAGTTTTGAGGGTTAGCAAATCGATTTTCAAAAAAGGTGCCATTCAATAAACTACTGATAGAACCGCGCTTAAAGTCAAGGACCACGCCTTTAGTTATTGAATTTGAGCTAGACGCAACAAATTGGCCGGGGATTAGTTTTTTCATTTTATTCACTCATTTCAAAGTTTACATCATTGCCAGCGGGCGGATTTGCGGGGCCTGACATTTCAAAGAAGACGTTTCCGGTTGCCGCACTTGTGGGCAACTCTAGCAAGACTTTATGCCTTTGGAAGCTTTCGACACCATCACGAACTGAAAAAAGCTCAAAACGTATTGTTGCAGTATTACCTTGATAGTCGTTCAAGTTTAAAACGTAAGGCGATGTTACGTTAGGATCATCTAAAACAAGCGTTCCCGTATCATCAAACAATTGGATGCCGTATGTTGTACCCGGTTCAATTGTTACGTTAGGGTCTTCAAAACCCACATACGCACCGCCCGTGGCAAGCTTTCTATTTCGATCAACCCATTCAACTTGAACAAGGCCGCTAATTTCACCAGTTGGGAAGAAGTCACCATTAAACGACAATGCACCGGGCGGGAACGGTTTAAACGCACGCCCTGTCACGCTTATGACATTTGCAGCGGCGTCACCTACTGGGAAGCTAGAACCTCCACTAAAGCCAATGAGCTTAACGGTCACAATATCGCTTGCGACATATTCAGTTTCATCAAGCGTTCCCGCATCATCCCAAAAAACAGCATAAGAGCCGGAAGCGTGATTTACCGGAACGGTATCTAAAATACCTCGCTTAACGGTGACTTCAAAACCGTCGATTGCAATAACGGCCATTAGCTCGTTATTGATTTGCACAAATTCACCAATTTCAATGTCATCAAAATCTTTTGTGTTTTCCAATACAAAAACGTTATCAGAACGTAACAAATTTTCGGTTAGTTGACCAAAAGGAACAAACTCAACTTGCCCAACTTCTTCAAATCCAGCCCCTGCGTCAGTCAACATTTTTGCGTTGATCGTAAATCCGCTAGGCTTACCCGCCGATGTTATTAAATATGAGCTAAACGGATTTGTTTCTAATGCAAAGTCAACTGCATCTTGTCCGCTGTTTCTAACTAAATCATAATACGTTGCCTCCTGTGCAACGCTTGCAAGAATTGGCCCAATTTCTGCAATCGGCGTAACCCATTTTGAAGGTGCCGAGGAAACAACAGAGTTTTCAGGTAATGAAAACAAGTCTTCAACGCATTCAATAACAGCAAGGTTTGAACTATGATCACCGTAAAGCAATCGAGTAACACGCAATCTTAAATTGTCTATTCCGTAATCTGGCCATGTTAAAAACAAAATATCACCGTTTTCAAGATTTTCAATTTCGTCTTGGAAACATTCAATTTTGCAACTAAACAACGGATTTGACAAAACTTGCAAATCGCGAGCGGCAACCTTTGCTGCGGTTTCACGGTCAACAAAACCTTCGTATGTGACAGTTGCGTTTTTTGACTTGCCCTGTTCTTCAGCTAAAGAAGGATCGCTAACTGTTACGCTTGCTTCTTTTCCTTTGACAACATCATGAAATTTAACGGTCACTGATGTTGTAAGCTCACCGAAAACAGGGCGGCCAGCTTCAGTTATTTTAACAACATTTGATGGGCTAAGCCGATACGCAGTTTCTAACTGCACTTCGTTAGGCTCTCGAATAAGAGCCATTTTTATGTTTCCCGTTTTTCGATCCGCGTAAACGGTTGCATCAACATGCTTTACAACCAAAGCAATAAAATCTTTGATTGCCATTTGAGTATCCCAAATAAGAGACAAACCCATCCCATCATTTTTAAAACGGTTTGCACAACTGGCAAAAGAAGCTTCGTCAATTCTCGTTTCAGGTATTCCCAAACCCCAAACGTCATTGGTAAAACATTCTCTAACAATATGTGCCGCGTTTAGCGTTTCGATAACCTCATTTGCAGTGTCTTCATTTGTAATTTCAACGGGTATTGCAGCTAAGCTTGGTTGCCATTGTTCGCGGCCATCGGTTCTTGTTCTCACTCGGCTAGCTCTAATTGACCAAGGCTTAATATAAGGGTTCATTCCCAAATTGACGCCTTTTAACACTAAGCCCACAACACCGCGATACGCAGGCACCAAACCCGGCAAAACACTTTCTAAGTAGGAATTACGCCCTTGGTTGGCTTCGCCAAATTCAATGTCTACTGATCCGACAATACCACCTTCCCGGCTCCTACCGCCAAACGCATTAGGCGCGTCAATTTCAATTGTCCCGCCTGTGCTTTCCTGATCATAGATCAGCGTTCCACCTGCGTAAATTCTGCTAACGTTATCGATAGGCCCATGACAAAAAATCATGTGCATTCCAACGCTGTAATCATATCCGATTGTTTGCTTTTTGCTACCGCCGCCCATTATTCAGAACTTTCGTTTCTTGTTTCGCGAGCGTGGCGGCAAACTTGTGCAGCCATTTCGCGATCAATTTCCTCTAGCTTTTCAATCGCAATGCCGTTTTTGATAAAATCAGCGTAGTCAAGGTTGTGCAATCTAAACCAGCCTTGAGTTCCCCTTCCGCACATAAGCACTTTTCTAATATCCGGCATTTTAATGATTAGGCTCATTACTTTTTACCACCCTTTTGTTTAACCGCTTTTGCGTCAACTTCCCCCCACCAAACAATGTTAGGGCTGTCAAGCAAGCGTGTTCCAAATAAAACAGGAATTGGGCGGCCTTCTTCAGAAGTTGGCCGTTTTACGGTCAAGCCCACATATCCGTTTTGCTCGATCTCGGCAACAAGCGTTGGCAATGGACGTGAAAGGATTAGTTGATCGCCCGTATGGCTTGAAATTCGACGCAGGAAGCCAGCGTTATCACGCAAAGCCCCGCCTGAATAAAAGTTGTCGTTTTTCAGGGCTGCATCAGGAACGGTAACGTTTAACCCGGCCAAATCGGTAACGGCCCTTGTTTCCTCCACGCTTGCACGTGTTACCCGGCACCCGCTGTCAAACAAAGCATGACGACAAGTTATTTCCATATTTGCAGACAATCCTAAATTACGCATTTGCGCAAATGTGCTTTCAAATACAAAATCGCAATCTTTGGTTTTAGGTTGAACCGCAGAAAGCCTACCCGTCCAAGAAACATTAATGTCACTTCCATCATTAGGGATTGGAACGGTGTAAATATCAACTTCAACAACGGTATCATTGATAAAATTCAACCATCGGCGGGTTAAAGGGTTATCGAGCGACATTGTAATCTTAACGGTTTGTTTATTCAACTTATCGCTGATTTCAAACTTACCGCGATTTGTGGCAAAAGGCTCAAAAGTCTCCCCTTGAAAGTTTTGAGGTTCTTCAGAACTGGTGACGTGAAAAAGCGTACCCGTTGCAAGTTCTGAAAATCTGAAAAGTTGAACCGATTTTTTAACAGCCATTATTCAAGACCTCTAATTCCCAAAGTTGTTTCTGAGACATAGTTGCCTTGATAGTTAAACACCAGCTTGTCACTTTCAAAACGGGATTTAACCAAAAAGGAAAAAAGCTCAATCTCTTCATATGCAACAGTTAAAGGCGAAACAAGCCTGATCTCCACACCACCCAAAAGCGTGTTTTGTAGGCTTTGGATTTGCAAAGGGTGAACCTTGCCAGAAAGATCAACGGCGCATATAAAACGGCGCAAGTCTGAAAATTCGTGCAATCCTTCATTGTCTGAAAAAAGCGACAAGCCGTCATTTGAAATAGACTTAACTTTAATGTCGCTGTCAAATGTGGGCATAAAGAACGTATGCGCCCTGCCATGGCGACGTGCAAAAAACCGTTTAAATAAGAATTGCTCGGCTTCGTCTTCAAAAACAAATCGATGTTGATAAAGCTGCCGTGCAAACTTCCACGGGCTTCTAACTTCGAAAGCGCCAACTCCAAAATCAACACGGTCTTCAATTTTAGAAATTGATTTACTAACACTTTCTCCATTTTCAGGTCTTAATTGCAAAACTTCAATGCCGTCAATTTGCAATCCCAACTCCCCCGACAAATGAAATTTAAAACGGTCTGAAAAGGCGTTAGGGTTTTCGGCATTTACAATTGGCCAGTCGTCAATTTCAGTGACGTTATCAATCAAGCGATAAACAACATTGTTGTAAAAATCGAAACTTGCGCAAATAATGTCAACGTCAGTTGGCGGCAAAAACGGACCTGTGCGGTTATGTATATCTGAATTTTCAGCAAATGAATTGTTGATGCCAAGTGCGCCTTCAGAGATAAAAAACCAAAAATCTTTTCTATCGCCGTTATTTGGAAAGCGATTTTCAAACCAATCAATGCCATATTGAAAACCGGGCTGCACGGCTTGTAATATGTAGGTTGGTTGCGTATTTACAAAGTCTATTGCGTCTTGGATATTGTCACGTGTTAAAATTGGAAAATCGAGATTTCTAAAAATAATAGGCGCACCGCCCGCAAAAAAGCTAAAGCCGACTGTGAAAGAACAATTAAAGCCTTAACGTCTTCAGTTCCATCATGCGAAGTTAGAATTGTTGTTAAGAACTCCAACGTTTCATTTGAAGGGGCCGTTGGCAATACTGGTATAAATGCGTGATCCTCAAAACCTGCAATTTCAAGTTTAACCATTTGTCAAAATCTCACTTAGTTCATCGGCGTTGTTTTTCATTACGTTTAGAATGAGTTTTTCACCGTCATCAGTTTGCATAAAGTCTTGAACAATGGACGCGTCAAGAACATTGATAATCCGCAAAGATTGTGGGCTTGATCCGTTGTTTGAGCTTTGCACCGTTTGCGCAAATCGACCACCTGCCCCGCCGTTGTTTTCGTCAGGGCGTTGAATGACCGCAGCGCCACGCTGAAGCGCATAAAGGTCATCTTTGCCTAGCCGTGATGTCGCTGCGCTATTCATGACAAATTCGCGGCGGTGGACAACCCCCGCCGCTGCGGTTCGATCACCGTCGCCCGTGTAGCCGCCGCCCATGTAGCCGCCTGACGTGCTTTGTGACCTGATAGCCGCCACGTTAGCTAGACCCGCCGCAACAGCCGCCGCAGCCGCCGCAGCGCCAAGGGCAGGCCCTACAACCGGGATACCCGCCATTGAAGCATAAGCGGCGGTGGCTGATTGGTAGGTGTTGATTACGGTTTGTGTGATCGCAGCCGCTTTACCAATTCGTGCAACCTTTTCATTTTCTGAAGAAGCCAAAGACGCAAGATTACCGAAAAAATCAGAAAATACTTGCGTTTTAGCTTTTTGCTCTTGCGCCCAAATTTTAATCTTTGCCGCTGAAGCTTGTTCTTCAGACAAAACGTCACGCGAACGCATATCGTCAATCAAAGCGTATGAAGCTTTTAACTGTTCAAGTTGTTCAAGTCGCTTATCTGTTGTAAGC